TCAAGAACTACAAAAAATTGCAGCAACCGCAAAGATTCGTGTGGATGAGTCCACGGCTCAGAAGAATGCTGCTTCAGCAAACAAAATGAACCAGGAATCAAAGAATATTATCGTTGATACTGCTTTGGATATTCAGCAGGCAACAGAACCCAAACTCATTGAAAATAGGGCGTTTTAATGGCAGGCTTTGGATTAAGAAAAGATGGGACAAGAAAAGGCCCGGGATTTTTAGGCGTTTTAAAAAGGCCTGATGGAAACATTTCAACGGAGTTGAGTATAGGTATTGATTTCGGTCAAGGCAATATGGAAATTCCTTTACTTGTCCCAGGCTTGACCGGGCCAGAAATAAACTCTTTATTAACAGATGTAAAGCCGAATAAAGAAATTATCGATAAGGCCGTTGGCCATGCTATAAAAAGGTTAAGTGAGGGATTGAGCCCATTTAAATAAAAGGAATTTTAATGCAAACAATATCAAAATTATCAGCAAATCACAGGATTTACAGGCCAATCATTAAAGAGTTCTTGAAATTAAAAGAAGTCAAACGGGCTGACCTGATGGACGATAACGGCAATTTAAGTATAAGATTAACCAACAACCGGACCGGGAAGGCCTTAAAATGTTTTTTCTTCCCAATTAAACAGGCATTAAAAATTGATATAAAAGGTTCCCCAGGGGCGAACGATTTTGACTATGACTTGATGGATTTGGACGATCCTGAAATTCAAGTTATGGCCGGGATAAAAAAGGCTGAAGCGTACTTTAAATGAAATGGGCATTTGAAATAATTACAGCCCTTTGTGCAAGGAAATTTTATGGCAAAATTATTATTTCCTTTCAAAACGGTCAAATTAAATTTATAACGAAGGAAGAAACGCTTAAGCCTGAATAGTTTAAGTTAAACATAGGTATCAAAACAATTGAGCCTTTTGAGTGTATAATACACTTTTAAGGCTTTTTTATTAACAAACCGCCGCCGGGTTCGGGCGATTAGAGGAGCAAGAAAAATGGAAGGAACAAAGACAGTTGAAACACCAGAGAATGAAACACCTGCAATCGATAGTATGGAATCAAACATTGAAGAAGGTTTTAATGTTGATCCTTTGGCAGATGTGTTTTCAAATGAATCAAACATTGTGGACATGAAAGAAGAAGTTAAGCCAGAAGTCAAACCAGAAGAAGTTAAGACAGAAGAAACAACCGAAGTAAAAAAGGAAGAATTGCCAAAAGTTGAAACGCCTGAAGAATTGGCTGCAAAGATTACCGGGTTGAATGCTGCTTTGGCTGCAGAGAGAGAAAAGAAAAGAGAAGCGCAACAAAGAGTTTTTGATTTAAGCCAGGGCAGGCAAACCCAGGAACCGGTCAAGAAAGAATTTGACTGGAAAAATCCCGAAAAGACAATTGAAGCCATTAAGACAGATTTAAGACAGGAGAATGATTCAAGATTTCTGAATTTATCAGAATCACAGTGCAGGGGCCGTCATGAAGATTATGACGAAAAGTACAAGGTTTTTGTCGGTTTAGCAAAATCTAACCCGGCCATGGTAAATACCATGCTTGCACAACCTGATCCTGCAGAATGGGCATATAGTCAAGCCACGAATCACTTGTCTTTGCAAGAATTTGGCAATGATCCAGAAGCATATAAGGCAAATCTTAAGGAGCAATTGAAAGCAGAATTACTTGCTGAACTTAAGAACGAAAAAATCACGGATATTGAAAATAAAATTAAACAAACCGTCACTAAATTACCGCCTGCAGCAAGTTCAATAACTGGCAAGGTGCAACAAAAGGCCGGGCCGGTTATCCTTGACGATCCACTTGAAGCGGCATTTGGTGACAGATAAAAAAGGGAGTCATAGAAAATGGCTGAAACAGCAACGCCCACCAGACTAAAAGTGACCCAATGGTTACAGCAGTTTTATGTGGAATATGTCAGAAAGAACCGGTTCAATAAATACATGGGCCGGTCAATCAATAACATTATTCAGATGCAAGAGGACTTATCTAAGAAAAAAGGTCACCAGGTGGTTTTTTCTCTTGTTAATGCCCTTTCTGGACAGGGTACAATGGGAAGTGAAACCCTGGAAGGTGCTGAAGAAGAACTTAAAAGTGATGGCTTTGAGGTTGCAGTAAAATATATCAGGAACGCAGTTGCCATTGATGATGAAGAAAATGACATGGGCCTGATTGATTATTTGAAGGCAGCAAAGCCACAACTTCAAAAATGGATGATGGAGCGGACCAGAGATCATATCATAACTGCTATGATGAGTATGCAAGGAAAGGCTTATCTTTCTTCTCAGATCGTTAAAAATCCCGTTTATACACAAGTTGCAACACAGGCCAATAGAGACACATGGCTTGCAGCAAATAGCGATAGGGTTCTTTTCGGGGCAGCTAAATCGAACAATGCCGCCAATGATCATTCTGCAGCACTTTCTAACCTGGACAATACGAATGACAAATTGTCAGTTGCCATTGCAGGGCTTGCAAAAAGAATGGCTCAAACCACGGACCCGGCAATCTCACCTGTAACGGTTAATGATGAGCAGGAATGGTATGTTATGTTTTGCAACTCAAATTCCTTCAGGGACTTGAAAGCCGACACAACATTGTCTGCAGCAAACCGGGAAGCCAGAGTTCGGGCCATGATGAAAAACCCAATCTTCACGGATGGTGACGAGGTTTATAACGGTATCATCTATCGTGAAGTTCCTGAAATTCCTAATCTTGGAGCAGTTGGAGCCGGTAATATTCAGGTCGGTGTCAACTTCCTTTGTGGACTTCAGGCAGTTGGTTTTGCTATCGCAAGACGGCCTTTCCCAATCCGTGATACAAGAGATTATGGATTTGTCAAAGGCGTTGGTATTGCTGAAAGACGTGGTATTGCCAAACTGCAATTTAAAGATCCTTCAGATGCAAGCAAGCTGAAAGATCATGGTGTATTCACTCTTTATACTGCTTCAGTGGATGACGTTTAAAGGGTCTTGATTTAAACTATAAACAAGCCCTTTGACGGCAAGGGGCTTTTAACTTTAAAATGGGGAATTTTTAACATGAAACAATTTAAATTTGCAGCGATTATCTTTCTAAGCTTAATTATGCTTGGTTCTTTCGTGCCTTCTTATGTTTTTGCAACAGCAGAAACATTGACAAGCACAAGAGGTGTTGCAGGCTTCCCGGTATACGGCAGGGGGCAAGCAGGAAACCTTAAATCAACTTACGGGGTGTATGCGGTAACGGCAGCAGTTGAAGCCGGTGACGTTTTTCAGCTTGCAAGAGTACCCAGGGGTGCAACCGTTGTTGGTGGCCGCTTCTATATGGGTGATATGGACGGTGGGACCGCACCGGATGCCACACTTGATATTGATATTGGTTGGGCAACAGCAGGCACAAATGGGCCTGATCCTGATGGACTTCTCAACGGTGGCACAATTCATGGTGATGCAGTTGTCGGGGTTAAGCCTGAAAGTGGTACTTCAATGCCTTTTGGTGGTGTTCTGATTATTTCAGGCAGCAAAACCTTCACTGAAGAAACTGCATTGATTGCAACAGTGAACACGGCAGCAGCAACTTTTGCAGCAGCTACCATGGGAATTGTGGTTGATTATACGATGGATTGATTAAATATTTGATATTATAAATATTTTAATCAAGTTTTTATATTAATTATGCGCCCTGGAACAACCAGGGCCAATTAAAAAGGCAGGAAAATGAAAGTAACGTATTTGGGCAACAAAAAAAACATGATCTCTTATGGTGTCGAATTTGATGGGAATAACCCGGTTGATGTTCCTGAAGAAAACAAACACGCTATTGAAAAATTTAAAGGCAATAGATTTTTCCATGTGGATTGTAAAGGGAATCACGCAGCGCCAGGATATTATGTTTATCCTGTCAAAAAGGTTATGACCGGGCTCAGACCAACAACGGTTAAAGAAAACGTCAAATTAAAGGCGTTTAATAGTCTTAAAGATGCTGAAATATGGGTCAAGACAAACGGTAAGCTTGACGTAACCCATATAATTAGGCCTTCAGATGAAGATATTTTGCCTGTTCCTGAAGCTTCCGGGGTAAACAAGGACGTTGATACCTTTGGAGTCTTTAAGCTTAAGGGTGACGGCAAACCATACAGCAGACCGGCAAAAACTTTTGAGAGCAAAAAGGCTGCCACAACCTGGATGGAAGCCGAAAACTTAAACCAGGATGAATATATAATCATGGGGAAGTGATACCATGTCTCAAACCACAACGGAAATTGCAAGTGCAGTATTAAGGAAGTTGGGAAGGTTGCCAGACGGTCAGGTCGCACCACCAAGCCAGGTTAAAATCATAAAAGATGCATACACAGGTCTTTATGATGAATTGTTCAATGACGGTCTTGTAAATTGGGGTTCTACTGATGCTATACCGGATTTAGCAGTTTACCCGATAACCATAATGTTGACAGGTCGGGTTTCTGATGATTTTGGAGTTCCAGACCGGTGGAGTAGTGCAAACGAACTGATGAGATTTAGAATATCACAACAGATTTCAAGCCCATATGTTCCACAGCCTACAGGATTTAAGGAATTTTAAAATGACTGAATGGATTAAAGCGGGTGTTTGTGGTGATCTTCAAAAAAAGACACAAAAATGCAAAGGTCGAATAATAAAATTGTACGAATCAAGGGGGCGTGATTTTTTTCTAACGGCAGTAAGGGATGGAAACCATGCACCTGGATCTTTTCATGGGATAGGTTGCGCCTTTGACTTCAGAAGGGATTCATTGATATCTGATAATGAAATAAAAGAAGCAGCAGGAAAAGGCTTTGACGTTGTCTTCCATGGAACACATGTTCATGTGGAGTATGACCCAAAATGAATGACCAAATAAAATACCGGAAAGGATATAAATATCAACTTGCAGAAGATTATAAAATTCAAACTGGAATTATCGGGTATTCAATTGAAACTGGTTTCCTTCAACTTTTCCTTTCCGGTGTTTTAAAAATTAAATCGGGTTATGCTTGGGACGGTCCATCCGGGCCTGCAATTGACACTTTAAATTTCATGAGGGGTTCGCTTGTTCATGATGCGATTTACGAGCTCATAAGAAAAGGGCTTATTGCCAAACTTGAACGCAAAATTGCTGATGATCTTTTAAAACAAATCTGCATTGAAGATGGCATGTCAGAAACAAGGGCAGGGTATGCATATAAAGCAGTAAGGGCCTTTGCAAGCTTTGCAGCAGAATCAGAAAACAAAAAAGAAATAATAACAGCACCGGGGGAATTATGAAGGATAAAATTACAATTCCAAACCCATTAAGCCTATGGACCAGCATGGAGCCAGCAACTAAAAAATGGTTGATGGCAATTATAGGTTTGATAATCGTTGTTGCCATGTTGACAGGAAACTTTGACACATTAATCAGTATTTTCACAGATGAGACAGCAAAAAAATGACATTTCGCAAAATACCGGTAAACGTACCTTTCTGGTCAAATGTTGAGGATGAAAGTAAAGTCAATGTTGCAGATCAAAGAAATGACGTTATAAAAGACCTGGCCGGTACAACAATTAGAAGGCCAGGTCTTGCAATTTTTGGCGATGAACTATCTCAATCCGTTGACGGTTGGTTTTATTGGGAACACACTGATTTAGTTTATATTGTTTCTGGTACAAATCTTTATAGCCTTACACAAAATGGAACAGTCACGCTTATTTCTTCAGGAGTCTTCACAGCAGGAAAAAACGTCACATTTGCAGAATCAGGCGATTTTTCACTTATAACAGCAGGCGCAACCAGAAAGATTTTTATCACAAACGGTGGTAGAGTTGTCGTGTATAATGGGGCCGCAACCTCAACACTTAACGGTGCAAATGATCCGGTCCAATCTTCTCATGTCGTGATGTTTGACACCTATCTGCTTTCAAATGAGCTTTCAAATACTCAATATGATGAATCTGTTTTAAGATCAAAGGTTGCTGATCCAATCACGTTTGAAGGTGCTTTTTTCAGTGCGGAAAGCCATCCTGATAAATTAACAGCATTGCACACAGAATGGGACGAATTAGCATTGTTTGGCCAAAGATCAATTGAAAACTTTTATAATGATAAAACAACTCCATTGACAGCAATACCGGGGGCCACAATTGCAGACGGAACCCGTTCACCCTGGACAATAAAACTAATTGATAACGCCTATCTTTTTATGAATAAAGCAAGACGATTAATAAGGATCGATGGCAGACAACCGATTGTTGTTTCTCAACCTATTGATAATATCTTGAATGATGAACCGGATTATGAAAACGCAGAAGGTGAAAAAATTACCCTTAAGGGTAAAACTTTATACCTTTTAACCATAAACGACAGAACACTTGTATATGATTATTCTATCAATGAATGGGTTGGAGAATGGACTTTTTGGAATAAAACAAGGGCTAAATATCAGGCTTTCAAGGCAAGGAACTTTATAAATATTGAACCCTGGAATATGACTCTTTGTACAGACAAAGGCAACGGCAAACTTTACAAATTAGATTTTGAAACTTATCAGGATTACGGCAATGAAATAAGATCGTCCGTTATAACCGGCAATATTGATCATGGAACAAGCCGGGAAAAAAGATCAAACGAGCTTAAAATAAAACTTAAAAGGGGCAAAAAAGTAAAAACTCTTGATGCCGATGTTGAACCCAAAATGCTTTTAAGATGGAAGGATAACGGTTCAGGTGTTTGGTCAAATTATCGTGATATCCCGTTAGGTTTTCAGGGAGATAATATTTTTTATTATTCTTTGTTTATGCTTGGGACTTATAGGTCAAGGCAATATGAATTTGTTTGCACTGACAACGTGCCTTTTTCCATTGTTGAAGTCAATGAAGATGTGGAGCTGTTAAGATAATGGCTATCAAAAGAAGGCTTCCAAGGACAAATGATCCAAGAGAGGTACAGTCATGGAGAAGGGGTCAGGATGATGATAACTTTGATAAAGCCAATAAGGTTGTTGGTGGGACTGAAAACAATGTGGTTTTATTGGAGTCTGACGGTGATATAAAAGATAGTGGGCAAACGCTATCTGATTTTCTCTTAGTTGGTGATGTTGACGGAGAAACAAACGAAATTGATGTCACTGATAATGGTGACGGTACAATCACAATATCAATAAGTGATCTTTATTTGATAAACAATATTTTGGGGACATCAAAAGAAATAACCGTCACTGATAATTTAGACGGGACCATAACCATTTCAAGGCCAGATCAAGTAACTGACGAAAAATTGACGGTAAATCAAGAATTAATGTTGTCCGTATCTGATACCGTTGATATAACTGCAGCAGGTGGAATAACCGTCACAAAACCCATTATGCATATTCAAGGTTCAGGCGGTCCGGTTGAAATAACAGCAAATCCACAAATTGCGGCAGGTACGGACGGTCAATGGTTATGCCTGCAAGGTAAATCAGACATAAACACGGTTACTTTAAACACAGGCAACGGGCTTCATTTGCATGGCCGGGTGGTTTTAGGGGATGAGGATTCATTAACTCTGTATTATGATGCTGTAACGGGTGAATGGGAAGAAAGGTTCAGGAATTTTCCTGAATCTGAAAAATCATGGGCTTTTAAAAGTCCACCAGGAACTTCAGGGGTTTTTTATTATGGTGGTTTTTATATTTTTGGATCAAGTGATAATGATTTTAACCCGGCCATAACTTTTGGAACTGTAAATAAAAGCTACGCCGCACACTTTTTTTTAGTGCAGGCAGTAGGCGGGGCAGGTGGGGTTGATACAGTTGTTAGAATAACCGGGACATCAATAACTGATGCTGG